AGTATTATCTTGCTTCCAGTCAATCTTGCCGATGATGGCAGCGTTCATCCGTTGTTCGATTTTACGCATCGGTGGGGTTGCTTGGTATGAACATAGTATGGCACGGGATGGGCGGTTCCACAACCCAGGGTGTGCCAGTTCGGAAAGTGGCACAGAAGCACCTCAGAGGGGCACTGGCTGCCCTATGATAAGGGGACAATCAGCAAAGACGGCAGCAGGGTCGCTGCCTGAACAAAGGTCGCCACCGGGGCAGCTTAAAAATAATGATAAAATATAATAAAAAAGGGAAAGGCACCACCCTTTCCCTTATAACCCAACGCACCCACTTTGTCCGTTATGATATCACCACAGGAGTAACTTTTGCTTAAAGAGAGGCAAACTCTTTCCTCTTTATGTTATATCAGTTGTCGGAGAACACGTAACCATTACAGAACGTGAAATCGTAACGCATAGAAGACTCCCAAGTTGCTTCCCAATCTACAACCAACATAGAGGGAACTTCACCATAGACTTCGTTATAGAATTCTTCGGTAAAGTCTGCCTCGGAACGATACTCTCCGCGATACTTATCATCACAGTTCTCAACATACGAAACGTCGCCCATTTCTGCAATCAGAGCATCAACCGCTTCATAACCAATTGCCTCACCACAGCGGCAATATTCTTCATAGTATGCAACGAAGTCGCTTTCGTTGTGGTTGTCAATGAACTCCAGAATGTCATCCAGAGCATACGAATCTTCCAGCAGTTCTTCGATCTTCTCAACAGTCTCAGTAGCGAGAACTTCTTTGTAGTTGGCGGTGAGAGTGACGGTCATTTGGTGTTTTTGTGTTGATGAATGTAGAATAACAGGGATGAGGCAGGAAGTCTAGGGGGGTTGTGCCACTTCCTCAACTGGCACAAGTCAGTAGGTTATAACAACGTTTTGCTTCAACATATACATCAGCATCCAAACAATCAAACTCGACGTAATCATATGCCGAACCTGCGGTTTCGTATGAACCATCAGACAACAGTGGAGCATACATCAAATCCTGCTGATTGTTTGCATCCAGTTTGTAAGTGCAACCATTAACTTGTGAGATGATGAAAACCATTGGATTTCTCAGGTATGAATGTAATATATCAGCAATCAGCGGCGTTTGGTAGTTTTCTGTGCCACCTTTACAACTGGCACATCGGTATTCAATTGTGCCTGCAATTGCTCCACAATCTTGTCAATGAACTGCAGAACAGTTTGCATCACCTTACGGGTCTTTTCTGCCCCGTTGTTTTCCTTGAACGAACGCACAGCAAACTGTACAATTCCCACAACGATTGCGGCGATGGTAGCAACATTTAGGACCAGGGTTTGATAGAATTTAGAGGCAAAGAGTTTCATAACATTAGGGGTGGGAGGAGAATGTAGAGAATTCCTCAACCACGAATATAATATAACCCCCCACAGAGCATTCTGCAAGGGGTCTTGTGCCACTTCGAGAACTGTCACATTACATCAAGGGCTCGAACTCTTTCGTGGTAGCATAGACATCTTCGTCACCTGTGAGTTCTAGTAACTCTTTCCAGTCGATATTCTCTACCTCTAGATCATCATAACACATGATGTCTAGTGTTACACGTACAAGGCGTTTGTGTGCAATCATGATAGTCTCGATGTGTGTTGTGTATCTAGTATATCATGCATAATGACGATATGCAAGCGTTTCGTAATCTTGCCCATCTCGTGCATAATCCTCATCGAGATCTAGTGTACCCGTTTCCGCATACCTGTCCTCGTCGAGATTATAATCGTTCATGAACGTATAGTCGAGATCGTAATCGTCGTACATAAGCTCGTCGAGTTTGTTTGTGTCTTTAGTATTATAGCATGAGCTCGACAAGATTGCAAGTGTTCGTATGAGTCTCGTCGAGATTATGATATGATAGTATATATGCACTCTCGTCGAGAATTGTTAAGATATCCTAATGCTTCTCGACTAGTTTTTTCTTGTAGTATAGCATAATACTCGGAGAATGTCAAATCTTATGTGGGTCTCGGGACATTTTCGCGGGGGTGGGGGCTTGACAAACTGCGCGTCTTATGGTATACAGGTAAAGGTCACAAGAATCAGAGGCATTTAATAAGAATCAGAGGCATTTAATAAGAATCAGAGGCATTTAACTATAAGAACAGGCATTTAACTATAATAATCTATCATTAACACAATTTATTATAAGAATTATTAAAAACATTGTTAGCAAAACAAAACACAATACAAGGTTTTTCCACAATTTCCACAATTCACCCAGTTTTCCACAACCTTTTCCACATTCATTACACCATAAGATATATCTATTATACCATAAGATATATACACCAAGTACACCATACAATACACCATGGCTAGGGGCATCATTTACCTCATACTCAATAAGCAAACAGAGCACAAATACATCGGATCGACTCTACTTCCTATGAATAAGGAATGGGTATATCATATAGAAAAGTCAAAGCGAATGTCTGCTGAACCATTACATAAAGCATTCCGTGAATATGGTACTCACAACTTCATGATTAAAGAACTAGAAGATTGTGATGAAAAGGAATTTGATTCTAAACTAACTGAATGGATAGGTAGATACAATCCTGAATACAATCCTGTTGTTATAATACCAGAAGAGATAATCACAGAATATAAACCTCCCAAACCAGAAAAGAAAGTAAGACCATATCAATCATCACCACATCTGAAACCATGGAATGATAACATACGTGGAGATGGTAAACACTTTGGATTAAAGATAAGGGGTAAGAACCTAGAAACTGGTATATGTACAGACTATGAAAGTGCGCGAGTAGCAGCAGAATCAATTACTGGTAAAGCATGGAATAATTCCAATATACTACTAGCAGCACGTACTGGTAGAAAAGCATACGGTCATAAGTGGCAATTACTAGAAGAGAAAGATAAAAAGAAACGAGTCTTTGGTGTCAATAAAAAGACCGAACAGATTGAAGTTCGATATGAAAGTATGGCAGAAGCCCTACGAGCACATGAGAGTCAGGATAAACAAGGAATCATCAAAAGTCTTCGCAATCCTGGTCGTTACAGTTGGAAAGGTTGTTATTGGTTCTATGGATAATCAGAGAATAGTTCTGTCCCAATATCCTTTGCGAATTCGATACCAATTACCAGGAGGACCTTCTTCTTCTACAGTCTTCATCTTATAAACATAAGTCTCACCATTGACCTCATACACTGCTCCTTCCTCTACATCCACTGGGAAATTGATAATTCTTTCTCCATTTTCATCTAATTCAAAATCTCCCTCTCCGCGATTCATGATATCAAGAATATGATCGAATTTACTTTCTATCCATTCCTTTTCGGACATTCCCCACTTTTTAATTGGGCATGTGTCAATGGCATAACGTGCCTTTTCGCGCAGAAAGCATCCACAATGTCTACAGCGATTCTGAGATTCATCATACCATTCACAGGTTCTACATACATCCAGACGCTCTTCATAGACCTCATCAGAAACAGTGAGATGATCACCATTCCAGGTTGTTTTGATAACATCGAAAATGAATTTTGCAAGATTCTTTCCCTGTTCGGGAATAGAAGGATAAGAATGTTCTTCAGACATAATAATTTATTGTAATTACTGTACTATCTATTACCTCTAATACCAGACGTATCTGATGATGGATCTACCTGATATCCAGACCCTTCGATTGCATTTCCTTGGTCACCACCACCAGACGGAACTAATGATGTACCAGCACCTCTATTGCCCCAGTCTCCACCATCACCACCTTTCTCACCAGTTGCACCACTTCCACCAAATCCAGACCTTGATGTAATTGCAGCAGCTGAATTGGGGTCTGGGCATCCTCCTGGTGTTCCTGCTGCTCCTCCTGCTCCTGTTAATCCTCCAGAATAATCAAATCCTCTTCCTGGTGCTCCGTTTCCTCCTACTCCTCCTGGTGCGCCTGGTACACCATAGGCATTGGTGCGGCGACAATCAGATCTTCTAGTACGACTCCATCTACAACGATTAGTAATAGTACAGTTAATTTGAGTATCACCCGCAAAGCATCCTGGGCAATTTCCACATCCAAATCTTGAATAGTAGGTATAGAAGTAACAGGTTCCAGGCGCACCAGTTGCACCAGTCGCTCCTTTAGATCCTCCAGACCCACCAGCATAGATGAGACCACCACTGAGAACTCTTACATTTACGGCAGATCCTCCATTAGAAATGATAAGTGCGGTTCCACCACGATTTCCTCTTGTACTTGCACCAGTTCCCGCATCTCCTGATGCACCCAGAATTCTTCCTGTAGGATTAACATTCAAATCTAAATTGTAAATGGTATTGGCAAGTCTCAGTGCGGATGCACCAGCTGCCTCATTACTAGAAGTACAATTACCAGCAATATTCAAGTCTTTTCGAATATTTTTGTTCAGATTTCCGTTCCAGGTTCCACCAAGCACATTTGAACTTAAATCTAATGCGGCATCAGTTCCAGACTGATTAACGGCATATGATTTAATGGTAGATCTAAATTGGGAAGTACTGAGATTGGTAGAAGTTGCAACAGCAGCATTCTCAGTCGCATCAGGAACAATTGGATCTTCTGCGGCAACGTTCACATTACGAAGAAGTTCTGCAGCACGTATAGATCCTGATGCTGCTCCTTTAAATTGACTTCTCAAATCACTGAATCTAATTGGACCCGAAGTGAAAAGAGGGGTCTTACTAACAGATACTGGCATTGTTATCTATCTTTACCATTTTCTTTATTTATTTTGTTTTTTTCACAAAACTGGTATAATCTCACTTTCTATGCATCCTTTGGTCTTAATTTCATTTTCCCACCAAATTGCATCTTCAATCGTAAGGAAATTTCCTGCCGTTTGTCTGGAGTACCCTTTCTTTTTCGGTTTCAGATAGGTAACTTGGTATGCCTGCACGGTCAACATAGACTTCAATGGTTGTTTTGTCATTCCAATGGCGAATTACACCAGCAATAATAAAGGTATTTGTAATCAGATAGGTGGTGAAAATAAGAGTCCGAATCAGTGCAATAGCATCAGATTCCTTATCACATTTGGATGCCTTTTCTCCGATTGACTTTGCCCACCATCTCCACAATGTTTTACTATTCTTCATAGATTGATTTTCTTGACTTGACATAGGTGAGTTCATTCCATTGATTTCTATAACACAAGACTAAAACACGATCATTTCTATGAAGTGGGCAACATGCATAGTTCTCAATATCCTTTTCCCATACAGAAGTCTCAATGGTAATATATTCATCACACTTGAAATATACCCATCCTGCGATTCCCTTTTTCCAGGTTATATAATCATTCAATTGTGGTGCATAACTCATAATAAGAATGCCGCCTCAAGTGGAGTTGTCTTGGGAATCATCGCAGTATATGAAGTTGTACGGGAAATGTCTACTTGTTTACCGACTGTCTTGAAGTTGACTGGTGAATAGTAGCACTTTGTTTTTTGATTGTAGAATCCCCAAATGCTCCGAACACGAGCACCACCATTGTAATCAAAATGACTGTGATTACGAATCCAGATGGAAATTACATTCTTTTTGAATTCCTCAAACTCATAAGAATATCCATCTGGGGCATCATGGGGAAAACTAATTATCGTTGTCTGGGACTGCTCGGAGTCTGTATGGCGGGATACCTTCATTTAACCATTGCTCTAGTTTGGCAGATGCTTGTTCTTTGGTAAGTTTAGCACATGTTGCATCAATTGTGTGCCAACCATCGGTGTAAAATTCTTCTACTCGATAAAGTTTTTCCATAATCATTCTCAGGTAATAAATGCATTGATGACTTCGGATTCCTCTTCATTCATAAGAGCAAACTTTTGGGCATTTACCACTCTTTCCATGATGCGAGAGTCATGAGCATCATCACAATCACTTCTCCATGACAGAAGAAGAGCATGACATTCATTGTCATTTTCGGCAATGACGTTGATTACTCCACCATATTCCGAAGAAGGAAACGGAACCCAGTAGTCAACAATGTACAGATATTTCATTTGTGTGTGTAAATTACTCCTTGATTTTAGCAGAATGTTGCAAACAAGTCAACTGGCGACGAAGTTCATAACGGACAGGTATGAGTTGTCTGGAAAAGAAAATCTCCCAGTTGTTTCCCTTTACCAACTCCATCACATCATCAATCTGCTGAAGTGCAAGCAGAATCTTAATTTCATCGGTCATTACATGAACTCTGCCATGTAATAATCAACCGTCACTTCAAGTTCGGCAGCTTTTGCCTCAAGTTCCATCGCATATTCTTCTGCCATTTGTTCACTGGGGAGTTCACAGAAAAGATCCAGACTCGATTCACTCATAAATTTGTCTTCCATAATTGCCTTATACCAGAGTTGTACTAAAAAATTAAGCATTGACAGTTCAGCAGGCACCATTCATAGGGTTAACATTTTTGACTTCGGTGTTGAAACCAGTCACTTCCCAACCCATACCAATACGCTCATCCATCTCACGCTCAAACTCATTCATGGTGATACACTTGTAAGACATGGTATCGACCCCACGGAACTTCAGCACTTTAAACATAAACTTGGTGCTATCTTTGACGGGGAAGTAATCAACGGTCATCGAAGGATTGCCGTCGATTTGGGAGATGGCAGACAGTTGCATGGGGTGCTCTCTTGATTACCTTAGTATTATAGGTCAGAAGGAGGGCGTCAGGTCGTACCGTAGTCCAGTTGTCGAAGTGTCCATCTGCTCCCAGAGCGAATAGAGTTTGTTATACAGTGCTGGAACACTTCCATAATCTCTTGCGATGTGCATTTCATCAGCAAGTTGAACATTCTGAAGTGCAGAGAGGATAATACCAATCTCATGTGCATTTAGATTCACTTGAGTTTCAGACATTTTCATCCTTTTTTGAGAGTGATACGATCCATTATACACATGGCAAGGTCAAATTGCAAACTCTCATCAACCTCACCAAGTTTGTCTTTCAAAGCATCAGGAACAATCTCATGCAGAAGAACTCTTCACCTTTGATTTGAGCAATCTTGATAATGTCGTTAGTGGCATTGCGAACCACAGTACGATTGGCACCCATAGGATACATGCCATCATCACCATAGAACGACAGAGTATAATCAATAAAGTCGTTGATGAACTCTTTAGAAAATGCGGTGGCAGTCATTTCAGTTAATCTCAGCAAGTTGATTGACAATGTGGCGAGCAAACTTCATAAAACTGTATGCAGTTACACCATCACAACCGAGACCATCCAGCATATCAGTTTGATTGTAGGTATTCACAATCAGCAGGCAGGCATCATAGATTGCTGCTTGGTGCTCCTCCTGAGAGCGGAAGGAGATGGCACTGTAGGTGGGCAGAGTCACGGGTGTCGTTCCCTTGATTACCTTGTAATTATAGGGCATTCAGCAGGCGGTTCGGGAAGTACTGTGCCACTTTGGGAGCTGGCACACCCTGTTTATCAATTAGGTACTCAAGATATAGGGTTTCTTCTTGCTCCCGTGCCTCAATTTCGTGTGGTTGATGCCAATATTCGTAATCTTCCATGCATTCTTTACCATAATACATTTTTCCGCGTTTCTGGCGGAGCGAACCGACTACCCACTGCCGCAGGTGGGTCAGTTCGTGCAGAAGAGTTTTTATATACAACTCCTCATCCATATGGGTGTTCAGTTCAATCAGGAACTCTCTGGGGCGATAGGTTTCACCCAGAACATCACAATACCCATAGGCACCCTCACGCCTCAATCCACGATGAACAATCTCAACATAAATTTTGTGACGCGGAAAGAAACGATTTAGAAACCAAGAGGCAACATCCTCACAGGTCCGCTTACGATAACCGTATCCGCTAATTTCAAGAACAGACATTGACTCCAGTGCAAAAACCAAATGAACGATGAAATGAAAACCAGTTTGTCTTTAGTATTCATAATCAGCAGACGAATGCAAGTCCTCCAAGTGATGCTCCAAGTGCAGTTGCCCAACCACGATTATTACGATTGTTGGATGTACTAGTCATAGAGCGTCCAATTGCTCCACCAAGTACGGCACCCAAAAGAGTGCGAGTGGGATTGCAATTAGGATTTGTTGCTCTTCCATAATAACCATTATTGTATTGGTTGGAAGGATTCCAGTTGCCACCACTTACCTGATTGCAAGGAACATTATATGATTGAGTCTGAACACCACCAGGATAATAGTTTCCGTACTCATCATAACCACCAGGAACATAAACTTCCTGATATTGTGTGCAGACACCAAATTGATTGACTTGTTGCGCCATCACTGGTGTGGGTAGGAATGCAAGAGGCAGAAGGAGAATGAGTTGTTTCATTTTACTCCGTAAATTGTATCTATTTGGGTTTTTACTACAAGTCCTGATGCCTTTGCTTTCCGAACTGCCATTCTTACCGCAGTTTGTTGTGCTTTTGTTTCGGCACCAAGAACATCATACAAATCATCATGTAAACGTATATACCTTGATCCTTTTTTTATAAGGGAGTTGATAATCAGTGTGGCAGCAACATCAAATGCTGCCACATAATCCCCAGAAGCAGAAGGTCGAAAAGAGTGCATACTAAACCTTAACGAACGTACAGATAAGAACCTGCCCAATCGGCATTCTGAAACAACCATTCACGCTGCTCAATAATACGCAAATCGTAGCGAACACCTTTGGCAGGAGATTTCCAACTGGCGGACTTATACACTTCACCAGTTTTACGGTCTACAAAAGCGTGGACACTCCTGCTACCATTGGCATTCATAATGATTTTGTGATACTTGCGTCCACTCTCAAAAGTGAATTCATAACCACAATTACCATTCTTCAGGTCGGTAATGCAGGCGTTGTGATAATCTGCACCACCACTA